GGGAGTTATCAGAGTAGTACATATTCAGTTCAAGCAGTTCCTTGAGGACAGCGGGTTCTATAAGTACTGCCCTGAAGGTGGTAAGAACTACGTGTTTGTAAAGGTGACCAACAACTTGATTGACCATACCTCAGAGAAAGAGATTAAGGACTTCGTCTTGAATCACCTGCTTGAGTTGGATGACATCGGAGTATACAACTACTTCGCAGACAACACCCGATTCTTCAAGGAGGAGTTCCTGTCTATGCTATCAACGATTGATATCTATTTCATTGCAGACAGCAAGGATACAGCGTACTTGTACTACAAGAACTGCGCTGTTAAGATTAGTAAGGATGGTGTGTCTACGTTGGACTACCTAGACCTTGGTGGCTATGTTTGGAACGACCATGTGATTGACAGGAACTTCGTGATGTGCGGGGTGTCAAATGACTTTGACTTCAAGAAGTTTGTCAGCAACATCAATGGTGGTGATGAGGGTCGTATCAAATCCATGGAAAGCACGCTAGGATTCCTGCTACATGGCTACAAGAACTTATCATTCTGCCCTGCAGTAATCTTAAATGACGAGGTCATCAGCGACAACCCTGAAGGAGGAACGGGCAAAGGATTATTGATGAATGCCCTGAGCAAGATGAAAAAACTTGTGGTGATTGATGGTAAGTCATTCGCATTCGAGAGGAGTTTCGCATATCAGTTGGTGTCTGCAGATACGCAGATACTATGCTTCGATGACGTGAGAAAGCACTTTGACTTTGAGCGTTTGTTCAGCGTGATTACAGAAGGGTTGACACTAGAGAAGAAGAACAAGGACGCTATCAAGATTCCTTTTTCCAAGTCTCCAAAGATTGCATTGACAACCAACTACGCAATCAAGGGAGCAGGCAATTCATTTGCTAGACGTAAGTGGGAGTTGGAGTTACATCAGTACTACACCAAGGAGTACACTCCATTGGATGAGTTCGGTAAGTTGATGTTCGGTGATTGGAACGATGACGATTGGTGTGAGTTTGACAACTACATGATTGGCTGTTTGAAAAATTACCTGAGAACAGGTCTAGTTAAATCTAAATTTGTTAACTTAAAAATCAGACAGTTATCTGCTGAGACTTGCCATGAGTTTATCGAGTGGTGCGGATTGGTTGACAACCAAGAGCGCAACGTGATGCTACAGACTGACGTGAGACTTTACAAGAATGAGTTGTATTCAAACTTCGTGGATGAGTACCCTGACTATGGTCCACGTGGAAGGATGAGCATCAGTAGGACTAAGTTCTACAGATGGCTAGTGTCTTATGCAATGTACAAGGAAGGAACGATGCCCGAGGAGGACAGAGACCAACAGGGCAGATGGATTATTATCAAAAGCAAAAAAGAAAACGATGAGTAATGTAATCATTTGGAACTACGTGTTCCACTTCAGCGAGTATACAAACAAGTGGTATGCTGTACATAGGGACAAGTACCTAGACTATTGGAGTGCTGAGAAAGACAGCTTCCTTAGTGATGAGAACCTAGATGCTTTGATAAAAAAGATAAGAGGATGATAGATGTTTTGGAAAGAATACCTGCTTACAGCAACAAGTCTATGGAGGACTATTGCGACACGTTACTATCAATCCTTACTCAGGCCTACGATACAAAAGTTGGCCGGGGTAAGAAGGTTGAAGTGGTTAAGGTATTCAAACACAAGCAAGACCAAGATGTCATTGATAAACTAATCAAAAGCAAAGAGCACTATCATAAATTAAATCAAATGAAAAAAATAGGAGGAGTAACCTTCAGAGATTATCAGGTAGACATAATCGAAAGAGGTACTCAGATACTAGAGAAGCACGGGTTCTTGTACCTAGCCATGGAGGTGAGGACAGGGAAGACCCTGACGAGTTTAGGTATTGCCGACAGGATAAATGCAGAGCGTGTGCTGTTCATTACCAAGAAGAAAGCAATTGGTACAATTGAAGCAGACTACAATCTTCTTATGCCATCCTATAAAATTAAGGTAATAAACTACGAGAGTCTTCACTTGGTAATGTACCATGAGAAATGGGACTTGGTTATTTGCGATGAGGCTCACAGCATGGGCGCTTTCCCAAAGCCAAGTCAGAGAGCAGAGTTAGTGGCCAACGTAATCATTACTAATAATCCAAAAGTAATACTGATGTCAGGGACACCAACACCCGAGAGTTACTCACAGATGTACCATCAGGTGTACGCTATACGTAAGAGCCCGTTCTTTCAGTTCCCAAATTTCTACAGGTTCTGCGACAAGTATGTGAACATAAAGCAGAAGATGATTAATGGAAGACTGATGAATGACTATAGTCATGGGGTCGAAACCATCATTGATGAGATGAAACCATACACGATTAACTACACTCAGGCTGAGGCGGGATTCAAGTCTAAAGTAAAAGAGGAAATCCTTTATGTTCCAATGAAGGACTCAACCTACAACATGATTAAGAGACTCAAGCGAGACCTAGTAATCGAGGGTAAGGATGAGACCATACTTGCGGACACTCCTGTGAAGTTGATGATGAAGGTGCATCAGTTGTGCAGCGGTACTGTAAAGTTCGAGAGCGGTAACAGCATGGTGCTAGACACCACCAAGGCAGAGTTCATTAAACAAAAATTTCAAGGAAGTAAGATAGGCATCTTCTATAAATTTAAAGAAGAATACAATGCATTGAAGCAGGTGTTCGGTGATGACTTGACTAACGAGTTGAGTGTCTTTGAAGACACTGATAAGAACATAGCCTTGCAGATTGTATCAGGTCGAGAGGGCATCTCTCTTCGGGACGCTGACTTCTTGGTGTACTACAACATTGACTTCAGCGCAACTAGTTATTGGCAGAGCAAGGACAGGATGACAACCAAGGACAGGCTAGAGAATCAGGTCTATTGGGTGTTCTCAGATGGAGGTATTGAACAGGACATATACAAAGCAGTATCAGACAAGAAAGATTACACAGTTAACCACTTTAAAAAAGATTTATTCACCAATTAAAAAACAAACAAATGAAAAGCTCAAAAGAAAAACTAACAGAATCATTCTACAACTACTTAGTTTACGAACAAATTGGTAGAGGAGAAATTGTAAACCCATTCTCTGACAACTCAGCGCAGCATGAAAGAATAAAAAAAGATGCTGAGAAAATGGCTGAACTTGCTATCAAGGAACTAGTCAAATGAAACAGACAGCGGTACAATGGTTCGCATTAAAGTTGATGCACCTAAAAATGAATCCAAAAGAAGTCTTTGAGTTTGTAGGATTTCTTGAAGAAGCCAAAGAGATGGAGAAGGAACAGATGCGTGAGTTTTATCAGGATGGATTCTTTATTCCTTTCCCAAGTGATGCAACCTTTGAAGAAATCTATAACGAAAAATATGTAAAGCAATGTACGGAAAACTAGCAATAGCAAACCCAACAACATTTACAGTTAAGCATTACGATAAAACTATTACTATTGAAATCGACCATAGCGACATTGATATCCACGAAGTAATGTTAACATTTGAATCGCTCACAATCGCTATGGGATTCGGTAAAGATAGTTTTAGAGATTGGGTAAAAGAGTCTGCAGAAATTTATGCAGAAGAGGATAAAGAAACATTCAACGATTGATATGAAAGTTTATCTAGGACAACAAGCAAAGAGCTTGTTCTACATGAGGGAAGTTCCTGTTGAATCAATAGGAGTGTTCCAATGCATAGGTGGTGATTGGGTGTATTGGTTCAACAATGGATTCACCTACGATACGGGTGTCGCTGACAGCGAAGCGGAAGCATTACAGATTGCAAAGAAAAACTTTAAACCTTACAAATATGATGACATTTAAAGTACACGGCCATAAGTTCCATGACATGGATAGGCTCAATGCTCAGATAGTAAAAGTGATGCGAAGGTTCGGGCATCAGTTTGGATACTTCGAGATAGGAGAGATGTATGAAATTGATGGCACAGTAAATCTAATCCTTGAATGACCGAGCAGCAGATACAAACAAAGTTAATCAAGGAACTAGAGGGTAAGGGATACTATGTCATCAAGTTGATTAGTACCAATAAGAATGGTATCCCTGACCTCATAGCCATACCAAGGGACTCAAGCGTTGAGTTCTACGAAGTAAAGAAACCAAAAGGAAAGGTATCTAAGTTACAGGAGTACAGATTAAAAGAGCTCGCAGCTCACGGAATTAAAGTTGAAATCTATAAAGGAATTGAATCAAATGATACTGCACAAGCACACCAAGATGGAGGCCCTGTCTCAAATAGTTAACAGGGAATTTGAAGCAAACATATTTAATTATTCAAAAAAACAAAACAACGTAAACGCAAGGAAGGTGTTTTGTAAAATACTAAGTGACATAGGATTCTCATGGGAGGACATCTGTGGCTTTATGAAAAAAAGTTACGGGGTTTATATGTACTACATGGGAGACGTTGAAAATCTTTTGAAGTACAACCCTGAAGTGAAGGAGAAATATCTAGAGTGCAAAGATTTATTCTTCATAACAATTAAGCAGGTTGTACAGGAACAATATGAGTACGTTCCTAGCAGAAGCAAAAAGATGGACTACTCTGTTTGGGACAGAAATAGTTTAGAGAAAGTTGAAGATAAGTACGATAGGATAAGAAAGATTATCGAACTTGTTGACATCAATACTCCATTGGGAAAAGAGCATTTAGTATTCGAGAAACTAGTCCAAGTGTTTGAAACTACAGTAAGACCATGGAAAGAAACCGAGACAGAGAGAATGCTAGAGCAAATAGAATTGCAGCAAGGACAGAGCTGAACCATAAGTTACTAGCAAGTATTTATGAGAATGTCGTAGATAGGGATTTCAATAAAGCAGAAATAGAATTGAGAGAACTTATATACGACCTAAGACTCATGTTAAAATCAATAGAAGAGGATGATTTTTGAAACAGAGACAGACCTAATACGGGAGAAAAAGGCTATCGAATTATTTGTCAGTATCTTCAATGGGTCCTATAAAAAACTAGGGCAATTTGATATTGACTACAAGGTGTCCGATAAAGACGGACAACTCATTGCCTATGCTGAGGTGAAGGGAAGGATACGCTCAATGAAGACCGCTTACCCATTACCAATCTCAGCAGCAAAACTAGTGAAGCTCGTTGACAAGAGACTGAACCCTGTAATCATTTGGGCCTGTGACGATGGCATCATCTACGCTCAGGCCAATCAATTGGTAGGAGAAATAAAGTGGGGCGGTCGCCCGCCCCGTGAAGGTTCATACAATGATGCTGAGCTTATGGTCTACTACGATAAGCAGAAGTGCATGAAGTATGTGAGGTACGTTTAATTATCTACCTTTATTTTTTCTAAACTCTCTGTCCTCTCTCTTGTTAGCCAATTTCTCTAACTTATTGTCAACTGAGTTGGAAGCCTTGTTACTCTTAGCCCAATCTGAGTTTGGTCCGAATCTTTTTCTCCATAGAGCAGGATTCAATCTCTTCATGTCACTCTCGTTGTCATATCTTATTGACTTACTTGCGTCATAAAGAAGTCTTTTCTTTTTCTCAGACTTGATTTCTTGTATTTTTTCAAGAGATTCTTTAGACTCTTCGCTACCAACTATCTTCATTATCTCTCTGTCTATCTCCTTCAGTTCATCCTTGTTTGAGGTTTTACTTTTAAGCTCTCTCAAGTCTTTTAGTTTTTCATATTCATCTGCACTTGGTATAGATGAATCAGGAGTACTAGCAGCCTTGCGTAAGTCTTTATAAATCTCATCGTTAACAGCTTTCTTTACGTCTTTGTAAAAAGGAACAAGACCAAATTGCCCCGCTACTTCCAAAGGAATCCTGTAATTTAAAGTCATGTCTTCCCTTCTGATAGCGTCAGCTTCTTTCTTGGTAGAGCCCTGACCTGTAACTCTGCTGTACATGGCATCAATGTTTTTACCTACCAAAGCCACAGTATTTAATGCAGGAGTATAAGGACCTGCCATGGCTATGGCTGTCTTGCCTACATCAATGTCTCTTGTTTCTCCAACAGGAAGATAAGTATATGCAATGTTGTCTTTGTAGAAATCATACTCTCCATTTCTTAGGAAATCAAGATACTCTTCGTTAATTTTTTCTACACCAACATTTATCATACCCCTAACTACGTTTCCAAAGTTTCTACCAACAGTATAACCAACAAGCACGTTAGCCAATGACCTTCCAAGCTTTTGATAGTATGTCTTCTCATCTACTTCCTCCTCATCTTCAAAGTCAAATGCAAGACCAATTGCAGCACCAACAATACCTGCCCCCATATTGGCAACCATAACCTGATAAATTACAGACCTAGTTACTAGCCCTGCAAGAACAGCTGCTGCTTTTTGCTTAGTCATGTACCCTTGGTTAAACAAATTATACACAGCACTTCTTGCTGCAGCATAATCAAAGTTCATAAAGTTGGTCATGTAAGAATTAAAGTTATTCCAAACCTTTTGTGTTAACGCTTGATTTGGTTTAATCTTACCTTTAAGGATGCCCATAAACTCATTATTAGATGCTCCTGAGTATACAGATTCTTGGTCAGCCTTTCTTGTAGCCTGCTCAATTGCATCTTCATACTTCTGCATATAATCAAGGTCATTGTTAATAATCATCTCTTGATTGACCTCTTCCCCTGTTATTCTCTTGAACTCATTCATAAAACTTCCAAACCAAAGAGGCATTGAAACCACCTTGTCAGGAGTTGACATCATTGTATCAGCTATGAATTCAACAGGGTTTTTTACATACTTCTTTAACGTAAGGTTATAAAGCTGAAGAGTTCTATTCATCAAAGCTCCTCTAGAAACGCTTCCCTTTATTCCTGATGTTTGCTTTAGTACTTGAGGGTCAACCATCTTTCCTGACAAAGCATCCGAGGCATAAAGTCTAGACGTTTGTTTTGACTTTACATTCTTCATAAACTCAAAACCATTTGCAGAAGCAATAAGCTTTACATTTTTAAGCCCTCTAGCAAATCCCTTTGGATTAATAATTAATGCGTTTACAATGTTGGATGCTAATTCAGCCTTGAATCTAACAGTACCTGCCAATGCAGCTCTGTATCCTTGCTTCTGAATAAAGTCAACCACCTCATTTGCAAGAGGGTCCTGTGCGATGCTATTGTTAAGCAAGTTTTCAAGAGCCTCTTCGTATGCGTTGTTAATAGCATTAAATATTTTAAGCTTCTCCTTTGTCATAAGACCTTTTGCTTCTAGATTCTTTTTAGCCTGAAGCAAAGTTCTTCTAGCAGTACGAATAGGAGAAGTCAAGTTGTAATCCAACAATACAAATTTCGCTCCCTTTTGAGTTGACGTAAACAAGTCAAAATTAAGAGGGGTCAATTCACCTGTTCTTTCAATTAAATTCTTAGCCTTTGATGAAGGCTTCATTGAATTTTTATAATTTTCAGAAAACTCAGGAGCAGCAGTAGCTTCCATTGGATTCTGCTCATGCAGAACATTATGGTGGAAATAGTTATCCATCAGTTCAACTTTATTTCCACGAATAACCGAAGCAGTATAAGCCGCTTTCTCCCCTAGAGATTGGTTAATCTCAGTCATCACTTCAATAGCATTCTTCTCAGCATTGTTGAACGTGTTGTAGAACTTATCCAAGTCTACCTTCCCGTCCTTGGTATAGCTTTCAACCTCATTAACTATTTGTTCTAACTTATCAGCATCGATATCATTAAACATTGAATTGCCCATCCTTATATGCTTAATAGTAGCTTTAAGGTATTCAGTAACAGGCTTAACTCCTTTCTTACCAATGTTTGATTCGTACTCACGCTGAAGCATATAGGCTGTCATTCTAAACTTAGACATTAAATATTTGTCAGGGTTCTGATTGAATGATGCCAATACTTTATTTTGAGCCGCCTCTATCTTTTGGTCTATTCTTTTTAGCTCAGAGTTAAATGTAGACAAAGCTTGAGCAGATGCTTCAAGTAATGAGTTAAATATATCCTTGGTTTTAAAATCACCAAAAACATCACCGATGTAGTAAAGAGGCGTGCCTCTAATTAACTCATCCATTGACTTTTTAAATTTCCCCAACTTGGAATCGCTTAACTTTTCTTTTGCTCTTGCATAAAGTTTTGAGAAAGCTAGAGGCTTAGCTCTTTCTATAGCACCTGAAAGAATCTTACCTTGTTTTATTGACTCAAGTTTTTCTATAGAAATCTTAGCATAGTGAGGCAGGTATCCGTTATTTATGTTGTTAATAACTTTAATTATGTTTTTAAGGTCAGTCAAAGAAAGATTCATCAAGTCTTCCACGCTTAATTGTTTGATGAGTTTGGCTAGAGATATTGCATCTTCTTTCTCATCACGGCTAGGAAGAGGGAATTCTTTATTGTTAACCTCCAACTTCTTTAATATTTCTATTTGCTTCTTTTTATCCGCTGCAATTTGCTCATCAGTCAAATCTACTTTCTCTACTTGAGGAAGTATTTCAGACTTATACTTCTTCATCAACTCTGATTCATCTACAGTAATGCTTCCCTTATCTATCATGCTCTTGATAGTTTCAGCATAATTAAGACTACCATCTTCGTTGAATACTTTATTCTCGTAGTTATTAAATCTGTCGGCTAGAGCATCTACTGAAGAACGCTCATTGTTTATTTCATCAAGTATTTCATTTACTTGTTTCAATACCTTTACTCTGTCAGGGATACTAAGTACCGCCTTTCTTGCGCTGAAATCTTCCAATATTCCCAAGTACTTCTCCAATTGATTCAAAGGAATAAAGGTTGGGTTGATTGATAGCAATTGATTCAATGGCTCAAATAGGTCTTGAGCTACACCAATCTTAGTCTTGATGTTTTTCTTAGCCTGCTTAATTTGATTTAAAGCAGTCTCCATTTTACCAACGTAATCAGCCTTAGAGAATACCTTAGCCATGTAATCTACAAAGTTGGATATAGATGCTTCGTTCAAAGGATTTAGGTTAAGAGTTCTAGCAATAATACTAGCGGCCTGATTAACAGTAATCTTTCCTGATTCTGCCATATCTCTAATCTCATTAGCCAAGTCTTTCCCTACATCTCTTCCTAGCTCACGTATCCTTGAGATAATCTTTAGCTTCTCTTCTCTAGTTACGTTTGCTATGTCTTTAAGGACTCCAAGAACACGGCCAATTGATGCTGCCTTACGTGGTTCAACGCCCATTCTAGCACGTGCTTCACGCTCCATGATTTTTCGCTGAGCATCATTGATATCCAAATCCTTGTAGAAATCTCGAACCATTTTATCCAAGTTGGATACAATCTTCTTCTCATCAATGCCCTTTGACTTTTGATTTGCTATCAAATCATCAACCTTATTCATCAAGGTGTTGAACTCATTCTGAATACTAGCAATATCAAGTAAGTCTTTAAGCTTTTCCTGAGAGATATTATTTTCTGCAGATATCTGTTTGATGGCATCACGTAGTTTCATACCACCTTGAACCAATACCTTCAGTCCTTTAACTATTCCCTGAACAACTGTCAAAGGAATACCAAGCAACGCATCGTTAGCTCTTGTCCTTAATGTTTGAGCAATTGTCTTATCTACACTATCAAGGAAGTTTAAAGCTGATTCTAGCGTACCTGTCTCTTCATTAATTACCGTATCTACTTCAGGAGTTTTAGCTTTTGCTGCTTTTTTTGCAGCCTTCTTTTCCTCAGCTAGTTTAGCTTTAGTCTCAGCCTTTTCTCTTGCCTTAATTATCTTTGCTTTTTCTTTGTCAAACTCCTTCTGACGCTGCTTATTAACATGGTCAGCAAGAGCTTGCATTGCTTCAGTCTCTGAGCTAAACTCTTCACCTCTTTTAATTTGGTTTCCATTTACATCTTCAGCAGTATAGGAGGTATTCTTATCCTCATCAACAAGCCTTGTTATGGTACCAACAGGTTCACCATCTATATCTAATGCTTCTACAGTTAGTGAAGAGATGTAAGGTACTTCTCTTCCCATAGAATCTTCCTTATAACTTTCCTCGTAGTCGATAGAATTATCTCTAGTGAACTTAGGAGTATTTGACTTTATTTCTTTTACAGTTACAGTAACAGGAGCTTCTTGACCATCAACTAATATAGGTTCAGGCTCAGGAGTAGGGGCAGGTGCTACCACCACAGGTTCAGGTGCAGCAACTTCAACTACAGGTGCTGTAGGTGCAGGTGCAGGTGCAGGAGAAGCCTTAGCTCTAACTCTATTTACCTGTTCAACAAGCGCAGTTACAGCATCCCTTTGAGTAGGATATGCTTTGCCTTTGTTAATGTTTCTACCTTGTGAATCTTTTAGTGTAAATGAAAGCTTGCCCTCACCATCTGACCTCTTGGTTATAATGCCAATAGGATTACCTTCGGTATCAGTAGCGTTAGAAGTTACAGCTGCATTATAGAAAACCTTTCCTCCACGAGTATCTTCTCTAGTTCCCTTCTGTACTTCAATAGCATTATCAGGATTGAAATCAACCTTAACATCTGCTATGGTTATTTGAGCGGTTGATGGCTGTGCTGTTGGGGCTGCAGCAGGTGCTACGGTTTCTGCTACAGGAGCAGGCTTTGCTTTTCCCTTTTTAGCAGGAGCAGGAGCTGCTGTTTCTGCTTGAGGTTTTGCATTTAATTGCTCAATTAAACTTTTAGTATTGGAAGTTGACTCTATGGCTAGGTTAGGAAATAAATCTCTAAGTGAAGTCAAAACTTCAGGAGTAGCCAATCCCTCATTTACTATTATACCACCAATCTGATTTATGTTTGTAATTGGACCTGAATGATTTCTATTTGCCACCAAAGTAAATGGCCCATCCATGTAGGCATTACCACTAGCAGTTGTCCCTGTTGATACCCCTCCTGATAATGGAGCAACATCTAAAGAACCTCTTCCTCTAATAGGGTTAATACCTTTTTTGAATAAGTTTATTAAGTCATTGTATGCGTTAGCAAGATTTGTTTTACCCATACCATGAGCAACATACTCATTAGCACCTACTGAATTAGCCTCATCTAAAGCAGTTACAGAGGCTTCAAATCCCTCATCTAATGCAGCTTTATTAGTCTCAAAAACAGAATTGATTGCTCCTCTTAGTGTCTCTAATTTATTGTCATCAGTTAGATTATAATCACTAAAATTTAATTTCTCAGCTTCAGACTCTATGTTTCTTTTTTCCTGTAAAGATTCATTAAACTCTTGAGTATGTCTATTCGCTAAATCAATAGCCTCTTGACTTCTTGGAGATTGGTCTTCAGAATATTCATTGACATTTAATATGTCAAAAGCATCTCTATAGTTTTTGTTTTCTTTTTTATTTAATTCCTCTAACTCTAACTGTTGTCTTTTTTGAAGTTCTGCTGACTTATTATTTACCTCGGCTATTTTTTCTTTGACATTTTCTTTGGTAACTCCTTGAGGTTCTGCTTGAGCTACATCCTTAGCTTTTAATTCATTTATCTTAGCGTCATACTCTTGATTAATGAATTCCCCTAAAGTTGGACCCTCTGTCTCTCCAATGTAATAAGGCTTGTCTAGTCCACCTCTGTTAGCCTCAAGCGCTCTTTTTCTTTCTTCATTAATCTTATCTATTTCTATTTGTAGACTTGGAGAAATTACTTCTTGGACTTGACCTTCTTCGGTAACGACTTGAGGTTCTGCTTGGGGTGTTCCTCCCTCCACTTCTTGGCCAACTGTGGCTGTTGGCTGAACAGATACTTGACCTGCTGCTTGCTTTTGAATGGCATCTTCTTCTGCGTTTAATTTTAGTAACTCTTGTTTTATTTCTTGTCTCTCATCAAAGGATAGGTTGCCTTGCCCTGTTTCTTGAGTTATTGCAAAATCTAAATCGAGCAAATCGTTTAACTCAATGATTCTTGCTTTTCTTTTTTCAGCATCTTCCTTTGTTTCAGTTTGAACTTGACCTGCTGCTTGCTTTTGAGCAGGAGCATCAGGTAAAGGATTCTCCTGTAATTCTTTTATTCTTGCTCTTAATACAGCAGCTCTATCTTTAGCTACTTGAGTTTTGTTTCCTTCTAATTTATTTAATTCCTTTTGTAAAGCAACAATAGCATTAACGGTTGGTTCATTAAGGTCAGGCTGAGCTTCTCTTATTTCATTTGCTATAGCACCTGTAACAATTTTGTCTTGAAGCTTTTCTTTTCTTCCATCATAATCATTATAAATCTCAATATCTGAAGCAGCTAGTTGCTCAGGTGTCATTGTAGCAATCGTAGTATCTATCTCTTCAGCGCTTACTTTCCCTCCATTTATTTTGTAAGTTGGAGTTTTTAAACTAGCCATCAATGTTGTTCTGACTGCTCCGGGCATTTCAGCCATAAATTCAAGAACAGCGTTACCTTTATCTATTGGTCTACCAACAACAACCTGACCCAATACCTCTCCTGTAGAACCTGCTGTTCCTTCAATAAGTCCACCTGCTCCTAATGCCTTAACAACTCCTGTTTTAGTAGCTCTACCTGTGGCCTTAGCTGATTCTTTAATTATTTTACCACCAACACTTGTTGCTAACTTACCTCCAACAGCATCTATAACACCTACTGTAAGACCTCTTGCAATAGCATCATTTTTAATTTTCTGATATTTTTCAGGGTCCTCAAGAATAGCTCTTACATTTTCTTTGGTAGGCTTAATAGGATTACCATTTTCATCTGTTCCTAATTCTTCTTGAAGATATTGAGCAAATACAGAACCTGTTTCAGCCACGCTACTAGCTGCTCCAAAAGCAAAAGGTACAGCAGATGCAGCTGCGGATAGACCTGCTGCTCCCGCACCAACAGCTGTTCCAATTCCGGGAACTACGAATGTTCCCGCAGTCCCGCCTGTGGCTGCTCCTGTACCAAATGCTGCAGCTAAAACTCCTGTACCCGCTAGTACGGCATCTCTATTAGTAGCCATACCAACAAGTGAACTAATCATAACTTCAGGGAATACAGTTGGGTTTTCCATCAAGCCTTTAACGGCCCCCCAAATACTTTTCCCTTCTTGCTCATAAGTTTTTAGATAATCTTGAAATTCTTTAGAAGACCCAAGCTCGTCAACTGTTTTTGATTTATCAATAAGTTTTTGAATGTCTTCGTCAGTAAATTCATTACCTGAACGTATGATTTTATTTGATGCCTGAGCAAGGTCTCCTTGTCTATACCCTGCCACCCAAGACCTAGCAATGTCATCTGCTACATCTCCTAATCCTGTTCCCGTAAACTCATCAAACCCTCTTAAAAAATCGCCAAATGCTCCTGTAAAGTAGTCCTTCTCTTCAACTGATTTTGGCGAAACCGAAGAACCAACTCCCGAAGGCAATGCCGTAGTATCGTCTTTTTTTTTTACATCTTGTGATGTCGGTGCTTGAGCAGCAGGTGCTTGAGCAGCAGGTGTTTGAGCTGTTACAACAGGAGCTCCATACTCTTTAAGAAATGAATCTTTATCTTTTGTATAGATACCATCTCTAGTGACAACGCCATACACTTTATTTCTATACGCTTCGTCTTGATTGAATCTTTGTTGAAATTCATCGAAAGACCTAGTATATTTTCCTTCTCTTACTAGTGTGTCGTATAGTTGCTGTAATTCGTTCATAGCCTATATTTATTTATTAATCTAATTCTCCAAATCCTGCTAATACATTTTCAGCAGCCATATTCCTTTCTTCTAATGAAGCTCCCGGAGCAAGGTTTTCGATAATAAATTTCCTGATTTTTTTCAAAGCAGCGTCATTTAATCCCTTACCTACATCATAATTAGGAGAGTCTTTTCCGTTAACAGTAACATAAATGGAATTAGCCGTAGTATATGGTACACCAAACTCAATACCTAAATTAGGACCTACTTGTTCATTAAGTTTATCTGCAATTTCATTCTCATCTACAAGGCCAACAATAGCAGTTCTTCCTAAATCAATATCTCTAGATACCATTGTGTTAAGTTTATCAAATGCAGTTTCCTCGTCAGGAGCTCCCGCCTCAAATCCTGTTGCTTCTGTAGTCTCATTTAAAGTTGCACCTTTTGGAAGGAAATTCTTAAATTCTCTAATTACTGCATCTTGGTCTATTTTGTATGCCCTAGAAAGAGGACCAACAAATGATTTTACAAATGCAGTTGGGTCAGCAAGCTTTCCATCTGCTTTGAATTTAAACTCTTGAAGATTTCCATCTTCATCTATAATACTAAATCCATCTTTTGTTTTATTAAAATCAATTCCTGTTAATCCACTTAGGAATTTAGTACCTGAGCTCGCTTTATTTGCATCACCTGTAAGGGCAAATACTAAGTTCTCAGCTATGTTTTTAGAGTCTGCTTTTATTCTATTTTGTTCATTCTCTGCATCAGTATTTGCTCTAGGTCTAGAAACTTGACCAAGTGCTTTAACATCTTCTTCTACATTAATAGTACCCAAGAATTGCTGCATCATAAAGTCTAAAGCATCTTGTCTATTTTTATCTGTAAACTCTAACTTGGCTTGACCTGTGTTAGGGTCTATTCCTTCAAGAACAGTATCAGGGTTTTTCTTAGCCTCTTCAGGATTGTCTGTCCAATCATATCCCAATGTATCAGCAAGCAAAGAACCAAGACTATTATCATTTACTAAATAGCCATCAAGAGCTTTATACATGGCATCGTAAAAATTAAATAATTCTTTCTCTTGAGTTGGGTCTTCTGTTGCAATCTTAACAATTCGTTGTCTTAGGTCGCTCAATGATTTTGCTGTACCTATCTTGGTCATCGTAGCAGGGTCTATAGCTAACCTAATCTCTTTGCCCAAAGACTTGGATAGGTCCATTATATCTTTTCTATAATCGTACTTCTTGAAGTCACCATAGATACCACCATCAATGTATTGCATACCAACGGTGCTACCCTTCTTTAAGCCCATTACTTTTTTACCATCTATAATCTGCTCTTCTTTTAGACCAACATTAACCTTCCCTGTAGGAGAATCAATAAAAAATCCTGACTGTCTAAAGTTACCGTACCCTTGAATTTTTTCTAATCTTTTTACCTGAATAATAGAAGTCTCTCCGCTTCTAACTCCGTCCATTAATTTACCATATTCTTCTTGGAATCTTTTCATGGCACCAAAAGCTTGTCTTGTACCATCAGTTAAATTCTGACGAGCAACCATATAGTCTTTAGGGTCCAACAATCCTGACTTCAAAAGTCTTTCCTGCTGAAGCATATATCTACTTACTTGGTCTGCATATCGTATGGCCTCAGCTTTTGCACTTTCACTTTCTCCTTGAGGGGCATCAGCTACTTCTTGAGCAAGTTTACGTGTGGCCTCATCAATAGCGGCTTTCTTTTGTTCTCTTAAATCAACTTCTTGACGGAGCATATCCGTCATGTTCTTACCTATCTCAGCCCAATTGACCTGAGACTCAGCACTACGTTCAGCGTATTTATAAAATGTTGCCATTAATTATTAACGTCTAAAAGGGTCAAGAAAATTAATATTCATAAGGTCTTTCAAAAACACATTACCCTGTTTAAATCTATCTACTCCTGCTGCTATATTTTGAGTTAGCTTTTGTTTTCCTTGCTGTATAGCAGGATTTACTACGGTTTTTGTTTTAGCTCCTATTTTACTTCCTAATTCTTTTAGCTTCTGACCTCTTCCTTGAAGACCTAGTTGTTCTCTAATATTCCTAGCTGTTTGAGCATCCTGACCTTCCATGAATTCTAAGTAAGCAGCTCTTTCCATTCCTGCAACATCACCAAAATTTGTATCCCCAACCTGTCCAATGGCAGCTACTTTTCCTTGTATATCTGCAGCAGATAATTTTTGTCTCTTACCTACTCGTTCCATTCCCTTTAGTTGACGAGCAGAAGCAGTCTTCTCAAACAAAGGGGCTTGCTCAGCTATTTGGCTTCCAAGACTAGTGAGTCCTTCCATGCCCTGAGCGGTAGCATTAGCAGCCAACTCTTGCGCATTAGCCGCAGCAAGCTGTGCACCTGCGACTTCTTCTAGGTCTAACTGAACATCAATGTCACGTAGTCGTCCTTCCTCTTGTGCGCTAAGCATTTCGAGTTGCTGAAGGTCTTGATTCATAGCAGAAGTAATTCCTTGTTGCATTTGGTCAGACGCTAATAAAACTCGTCCTGCAGTAGCTTCCGCACCTCTCTCGCTCTCAACTCCTGCTTGAATAGCAGCGGCTGCTGTACGTCCGAACTCTTCCCTTTGGTCTCTATATACTTCTTTGTTAATTGCTAACTTATCGAATACGTTAACCTCAAGCTTTTTACGGGCCTCTTGCATAGCTGTGTCTGCGGCCTTCTCAGCCTCCTTCATTAGCTTACGCTGCTTCCCTGCTTGAGCAAAAGACATTGCAGTTGTACCTGCTGTAGCAGCTAATCCGATACCTGCCGCTATTGTAGTAAATGCTGCCATATTATAATACCTTTATCATTTCAGATGTGTATGAGTCTCCTTTTGTATAGCCAAGTTCCTCATACATTTTTATTAAACTTTGATTCTTAATAAGTGCATACACGTACTTGCATCCAACTAATCCGCATATCTCAGTCAATCTAGAGACCAATAATTCAAGTGCGTATCTCCTTAGTTCTTTCTTGGTATAATACTTATTAGATATAATCCAATCTACCCATCCTACTTTAGAGTTAGTAAGATACATATATCCTGCACAAATTGGAACATCTCCATCATAAACTATGATGCCACCTTTCCCATCATTGGGAAGGAAGTCCTTTTGTGGTGGCTCCCACCCCCATTGACCCCACCATTCTACAAGAATGTCTTCGTAATCTGTATCGCTTAACTCTCGTATTGTTAGTGCCATGCTATAACAAAGATATTGATTTTAAGGGAAACTTTTCATTACGTCTGCTTCTACAGTAAATAGCTCAATCTTATTGGTTTCTGAGTTCTCTAGATTAAATACGCAATAGTGACCTAGCACTCCATGAGACTCAGCAATTGAGTTTTTAATGTAAAGGAAGAATGCATTCTGAACAGTTATCGGGCTAGTCCCGGGGATAGTGGTATCAATTGTTAGTTGATTAATGCCATTTGGCAAGTCAACTGTAATTGCTGTTACTCTTCCCGCTAATATAGGTGACCCTGAGAATGAAGGAGGATTTAAGAAATACATTAAGTCTCCAATACTAATAATGCTTCCTATCTCAACATTCAAAGAAAATCTAATTACATTTCCTGCAACTACCTGAGAACTTCTTCCAATTCCATTAACACTTCTCAAAGCTAATTCACCAACAGCGTTGTTTCTTACAAAAGCAAAGAAGGTAGCTTCCTTTTTTTCAAACCAATTTGCTTGAATAAATCCTGAAAACTGCAAGTCGGTCTGTAAAGTTGCAGACCATTTTGCATCTCCCTGTAAGTCTATTGTTTTAAATAACTTGTTCTCTAATGGAGACACGTTAAACACACTTTGTAATGTAGTCGGGGAAAAGTCTTGAGTAGGAGTCCCATTCTTAATGTTCCAAGGAGTATAGAAAGTGTTTCTATTTTCATTCACATTATGCCTGTACAAGTCTCCACCCTTAAATGTGTAGAAATAATTATTCATTCCTATCATCCAATCAGGATAGTAGGAATAGAAGGACACCCATCCGGGTGCCCCTTCGCTATATGTTAGTGTATAGTTTGCCATATTATTTTATGATACACATTGAAATGTTGGGCCAATTATTACGTTTGGATTATCACAGCTAACTATGCAAGCTCCGCAAATTACAGCTCCTGCAGGGAAGTTAACTCCTTCGGTGCAAGCATTAAAGTTAGATATGTCATCTCCATCAAGAATAACAACATTGAATGTTTGAGAGAACTGAGTCCCACCACAAGTTCCTCCTGTATCTACGTAATAAACCTCTACTACAAACTCGGTGTCTACATCAACAACTCCATCAAGTACAACGACAGCACCCATGTAATCATCAATTGCACCACCTGTACATGGCTCCATGTATCCGCCTACAGACTGAACATTAAGTGGCTCAGAGCAGGAACCAATTGCAATAATAACACCATTAGCATCTACCTGATACCAATATGTTGATGTTTTATAATATCCTGCCGCAAGTTTAAACTGACCATTAGGCTCACTAAATACTAGGTCATAAAGCCCTAGTGTTCCTCCTGAACCATTGACATAAGCGACATAATATGTTTGGTCTATGGTATCTCCACAAGCCGCTTCACTACTTACATTAACAGTAGTAGATGGGAATGATGTCAGAGGAGCAGGGCAAGACACATTGATATTAAACACCGTCCCTGTACAAGGCCCAATAAATGTCAAGTCTAAAATTGATGGGGAAGCCGTTGTTTTTGGTATAACCATTACACAGTTACCGGGACCTGATGCTGTTAATTGCATCTGACCCGCTGCTACAGATACGATAGTAGTTGTTCCTAAAGGAGAGAATGAGCTAACAGCATATTCAAACTCATTTAATGTATAAGGTGAATTAGCTACTATACCGCAATCCCCGCTAACAGAACCAATATATGTCGGTAGACCTGCTGTCCCCTGAAGCCATCCAAATGATGGAGATGATAGCCCATTATAAACAACACTATTAAATAGCGCAGCTATACCATCGGGCACAGATATAGGGTCAAACTCAACCACAACCGCACCTATAGCTGAACCTAAATCTACATTTAGATAGTAAATACCTTGAGCACCATTTGCAGTTATGGTTCCTCCGCAAGGAGTTGCGCATGATGGGCAAGTTTGTTGAGGATTCAATACGCAACCAACCTGACCTCTAACAATAACACCGTCAGAATAAAATCCATCAGGGGCACAAACGGTTAGAGCTGCGTTCGTAAACACAGCCGTAGCCGAGCCTAAAGATGGACCATTCAAATAATATGTTGAGCTTGTAGACATTATGTTTTATTTTTTATTTTAACTAACCTCGCATCCGCAGCAAGCATCAAATGAATCATCAACTGAGTAACACAATGTTACAGGTACAGAATCTCTGAAATCCCAAATAAGATATAGGTAATTCTGTAAAGCAGGCACAGTAAATTGTGCGAAGTTATTATTACCACTACCTTGATTTGGTGTAGCTATACTCGATAATCCCAACAAGGTACTAATATTTGCAGGCGTATTCGTATACAGCGTATTTGAAGTCAAGTATCTAAACTTATCAGTAGCAGGATTGAATACAAATGTATCAGTAGAAAACTTATTAGATATCATTCTAAGCACACTTCCTGCAGGAGGGAATGCTCCTGAACCAACAGGACCTGTAAGCAAACTATACCTTGACACCAATGGATTGTTTGTAGACGTAGAGAATGTCGTAAGAACAGACTGCAATGGAGATGTATATGCGCCATTAGTAAATCTGTATTCGGTATGAATAGTCTTACCTGCTTCAAAGTCATTTGTCACAACAACTTGGACAATTGTCAAAGAATTAGAGACAGTACATCCTGCAAGAATAGACAATGAAATGTCGCCCGTATAGGTTATTGTAATAGTAGCAGTCTCCTCAGATATGTTGTTCTTGTTTATGCTAAGACTTCCGCTAGTAGTTACAACTCCTGAGTTATAAACCGTACCATTGTAATTAACAGAAATTTGGAAAGATGCTCCTGTGCTAATCGTATTTACAGTATAGTTAATATCAGATGTTCCAAGTACAGGTCCCAAATCAACACAATACGTAAATGTTTTTGGAGTTGGAGACACCGTGCTAAGCGTAAATGTTTGAAGAACTCCACAAGCCAAACACTCAGGATTAGATGGAAGGTCTATATCATTTGTAGATAGCACATATTCATTCATGTATGGGTCAAACCCACCTAACTTCTGAGTATCGTATGACCGATTAAACTCATCTCTAAACCAAGTCCGCATACCTAGTTCAGAGATTACTGCAAGTTGGTCATTACCTGATGCATTACCTACCAATTGAATAACAGCTCCACGTTTTACATCGGTAAAGAATCTATTGAATCCCCATTGGACATAACTCTCAGGATTGTAACTGATGCCATACTTTTCAGTACGTGCAATCTGAGTCCCCAATATCTCAGGAACAGAAGCAATTACACCACCTCCTGATGAATCAGAAATAAGATTTTTGCTAGCCAACACATAAGAGATTTTATCCTCCTGAAGAACTAGCACGTCAGTCTCACGACCATCTAAGATATAAATGTCTCCAAAGGATGGCTCGCAAACCTTGTAGTTAAGTAGACCAAGGTTGAACTCATTCAACTTATTTACATTAGATTCTGCGCTGTATACACCACTATAAGTGATATCAGCAAATCTATCTGCCGCCTTATAGTCTTGAGCTGAAACGCTAGTTACTCTGTTGCCAAGTCTAAAGTAGTTACCAACCAATGAGTCTCTAATCTTATAGCTTTCTGCACCGTTTCCAAATGCAAAGCAGTTGAAGAACTTGGTATCAATAATAGCGGGAATACCCAAGTTAATATTTTGGTTTTGAATGTTCCCTTGATGATTTCCATTTACAATAGCAAATGACATATCATTCTCAAAGAATACATCAGGCAAAGCCTCAGATGGCTGAGTCTCAAATATTACACTATTGTCAGCACGGAATACCGTGAAATTAACTTCAATATTGGAATCTCTAGCCCTTGGTTTTAGTCCTGCTCCTTCGCAAGAAATTGTGCCTGTAACTAGAAACTGAAGTTGATTAGTTGTAAGGTTTCTATAAAATTTGTAATAGTTAGTACAAACAGTAGGAGGACCAATTGGGTCAAGAATTAAATTAGTTGTTAATCCTTGAAACACATTTTGAATCTCACATCCTCCACCACCAACTATTTTTATCCCATCATTTAGATAGCTCTCAATATTTTCACCAACAAACCAATCATACATATTATCGTATGTGTTTTGAGAAGTGAAAGTTTTTTCAAGAGTGTTCCTTCTTTCCTCACAATTATTGCCTGAGCCTCCTCTGAACTGTTTTATAGACATAATGATTCTACTTCCCGCAGGAACATCATAATCTACAAAAGTCCAAGAAGGGTTATCAGCATCAGTACCCTCTATGTTCATAGGGTATAATAATTCAGGATATTCTCCGCCTCTTTTTTCTTTTACGCTTATCTTTCCCGGGGCAATAATCGCATTCTCATCCTGAACAATGCTAAAGCTATTAGGATTAATCTTAGCGTATACGCCTGCAGGAACAGGGATTAATACATCAGGGTCATTCTTACTTGGAATCTCAATAAAACCTGAAGGCTGTGAATCCTTCTCAAGAATTGTAGCATAAACACAATTGTTGGTTGGTCCTTCTGAGTCAGCCTTTACAATAAGTCTATCTCCAACCTCAACCTTACGAGAGTTCTCTCCTTCTAATAAGAAGTAAGCATTGTTACTCTCAGGGTCCTCAAAGAATATGTTACAATAAATTGTTTCATAGTTTTCTTCATCAGGCTTGATAACGAACTTGTATCTTGTAGCCCAAACAGGAGGCTTTTGTTGAATTGGTATATTTACATAAATAGAATTCTTAGAAGCTGATAATCCACAAGGAATATGAACAGTATTATTAGGGCTAACTAAAGCTGTGCTAGCTCTGTTGAACTCATCCATGTAAACAATGCCAATCTCATAGTCTCTATTGCTATGAAGACTTTGAGTATTTGCTACTTCTTGGAATGTGGCTTGAGAAAAAGATATGCTGTAGTACTCATATACCTCCTGAGTTGGAGTAACAGGGTCATCAACATATTTCATTGCAAGAAGTTGAAAACCTATTTGCTTACTAGCAGGAGATGTAATAATACCAATTGCTTGATTTGCAGAGCTTATACCACTAGATATTTTTTGAAGTGTAGATAAATCATTTGGCAATGCACAATTGAATTGGTCTGTAAATGTCACACCATTACATGAATCATCAACTGTTTCTATATTAGAGGCAGTTCCTATTGCATCTTGAAAATCTATGCTAGAAGCTAAAGCATATACAGAATCATAGCTTCTAGTAAGGAAATAAGAAAAGTTTAATCTTACCCCCTCTGTTGTTTCAGTAGGAAAAGGGGTGTCACCTGTAAATTGCTGATGCTCTATAGTTAAATCAATACTAATAGCCGAGCCTTCATTTAAGTCCTGACCTTCTAAGTCTATAAATACAGTTGAATTAGGAACGCTTACAGCTCCATTAATAGAGTAGTTACTAGACTGAAGTTCAGTATCGATATTTACTACTCCAATATCTGTGGATACTAATTCAGTAGTATACTCAAACTTTAAAGGTTCTCCATTTGCATCAATCAAATCATACCCTTCAACATAGTTGCCGTACATAAGTCGGTTGCCCATGATTGTTTGAGCCTTAGCAAAACGAGGTACGTTGTCATAAAGTCTTAGTAGCTCAGCCTCAGAAAGGATTGTAAAAATCTTGCTATTAGTAAATACATACTCATATACGTAATTGTTAATTAATCCTAAATTAGCTTTATCTAACTTCTCAATAACTTTAATAATATTTCCATCAGCCCTCTTAAATAATAGGTCAATGCCAACTACAAGTGGGCCACCCGAGTTGTAAAATATTTTTACAGCATTACAAAAGTTTGTCATCCCTTCATTCAAATAGCTGTCAACGCTAAAGTTAAAAGCTTTAGGAATAAATGCAGGGGCAGACCATTGTGATGTGGCGCTGTATTCTCCATCTGCATACTTGTATCTATATGCAAAGCATATAAATCTAGTTTCCAAGTAGTTCTCTTGTCCGTTATTAACAAAAGGTTGAATACTAGGAGATTCAACAGGTGGCTTCTTTATTACTAGTATTGACTCAGAACTAAATCCATCAATATTAGAAACAGGGTTAGCATAGTTCTTTTCAACATTTATACATCTTGGCGCATTGTAATCATCTGTAAAAAACAATAGCTTATTGTCCAAGATATCTACACCTGTAATTAGATAACTAGAATTAAAGTTAAGTGTGGTGTTTATTCCTCCTCCATCATTAATGCTAATTACATGGTATGTCAGTATTTTTGTGTTCACATTAAAAGACACAATCAAATCTAACTTACCTGTAGCACCAACGCTAAAGTTCGGGTCGTGAACAAACCAATACAAAGTTTCTGTAGCGCTATTCTCAATAGCACCAATACATCTAGCAGAAGCACTAAGCGGTGTCCCATCAATATATGACAAAGAAGTCAAAGGCAAATTACCCTTGGTATTCTCAATAACACCAATCTCTGAGTTCTCGGTAGAACCCATTCTGATGTTCATAGCATTAATGTATTCTCCGTCAGGAATGATTCTTTCGTCATAGACTTTGTTCATTCTTCCTGCTGCGAAGTTTCTGCTAATCTTTACCATCTTATTTAATTTGCTTGTCTAATCCTCTCAAGTTCATCAAGAGTCTTCCGGGATGAATATTACTGATTCTAATCTTGGCGTTTCTCAATAGAGCAGACTTCTCTTTACGAGCACGTGCCACAATATATTCTTGAACTCCTAGCTTGCTATTCAGAATTTCATACTGAATATATGCGTAAATGTATTTTTCAAATAACTTATTTACAGTAATCTTAGAATTATCTCCTTGCTCCATTCCATCTGAAATGTATTCTAAAATACATTCACGTCCTGCCATAGGAGAATCAAAGTTGATAACTCCTGCTTTTCTATCGATATTAAATGTAGGATTGAAGTTTGCAGTCTCTGTATTTAAACCATAAGCAGTACCAATGTTCCCTTCAAAATACCACATCCCATCATAGTTCCATCCTTCGCTACCATAGAATTGATTGGCTTTATTTAGGTAAATGCTCTTCTTGATTTTAGTAATATTATCAAAGTCAATCGTTGAGTACTCAGGAGACAATGCATTTCCCTCTTCGTCAAATAGAATTCTTCCTTTATTGTCCTGTAGATACGCTCTAGCTGAAAGAGTTTGAATGTTCTCAGACAAAGGTCTAAGCCATCCATCTTGATACAATGAAATCCTAACCCAATTGACATAGTCAGATGGGAACACAAACTTCAGGTTATCAGGAACAACAAGCTCAAGAACTTTTATTTCTTTGAATGCATCATAGTTCAACTCCTGTATTGCACGCTTAGCGTGAAACAAAATCTTGTAACGCTCCTCGTTGTTTACCAAAGAGTGGTTTCCTGAGTACATCAACAAGAAATTATTTACAATATCCTGTAGGCTAATGTATTGGTATGAGCCCCAATTGGCATTCTCAGGAGATGCTCCTCCATTCTCATAATAATCGTACTGTGATATGTATGCCATGTCTTATCTTTTTATGGGTTCTGCTCTTGTTGTTCTTTACCAACTCCAAATTGTACCACCTCAGTTTCTCTGATAGACATACCACAATATTGAAGTATTCTTGAAACTAACTTGTACTCATCTTCAGCAGGAAGCTCAAAGTCTTGATAGTCAGGCTGTGATTGGTCAAATACAGGCTCTCCGCTTGACAAGTTAATATACGTCCATTTAGGGGTTTTAGGAAATCTAAAGTAAATACATTCAACTTGTCCTTTGTTCTGAATAGAATTTGGATACATTGTAATTACTTCTCCTTGTAAAGTATAAGAAGGAAATTGAATAGATGGAGCAGTAAGATTTGAATTATTCAACAAACTTATTTTTCCATTGCTTACTTTCTCAGCTTGAACAATTGTTGCTGAAGAAAATATTGCATACGAATTAGGTGTGGCTAAAAATATATTTGATGCCAACTGAATTGTGGTGTTGTTTAAAACAGCTACGACAGTAGTAACTAATCCTGTTGTCAAGTTTGTAACCACATCTCCCGGGACGATGCCCTTTGATAAAAATGCTCCTGTAGTATTTACTAGATTACCTGAAGATACAGAAGTGTTAGCTCCTGTTGCCAAAGTAACAGGCTTGCATTGTATGTCCAATATGTAGTATGCTTGAAATCCTGTAGTCGTAAGTGACGGAGCTGAGAACTTATTAGCTGTAATCTTAGTAAGATAATCTGTTCTCAAAAAAGTTTCCATTGTTTCTGACATTGGCTGCTCTAAGTCAGCATAGTCAGTACCCGCACTCCTAACATTCTCAGCATTAATAATCTTGTTATAGCTGTCGAAATAGTCTTCATAGATTTGCATCTGAGCATTTGCAGCAAACAAATTAAAATCTGATGGGGAGATGTACCCGTAGTTATTCTTATTTAAAACGGATAGCACCGTATTTCTGACAGAGTTTATCATCTTTTCGCCTTTTTACAAATATAAACAAAAAAAAGGAGGCATAGCAACGCCCCCTTTCTTAACCATTTAATCAATCATATTATTCTAAAATTGCTTCTAGCATTCTTAGAGCATCGATACCTTCGTCACTTTGAAGGAATCCTCCTGCAGTTTCGTAAGGGTCTTCTCCGTAAGGGATGGACATCATCTTCTTTTTATTTGTCGATGTGTTGTACCAAATCTCCTTATCGTTGTTTCTCAAAACCAATAGCTTGTTTTCGAAGAACATTCTAACCTTAGCCTGAAACTTTAGTTCAGGGTCATTCAATATATTCAAAAACTCTCTAGGCTCAGTCTTAGCAAAAACCAAGATGTCACGCTTCAATTCAGCAGTAGACACAGTAGATGGGTCTTTGCCAAACATTACTCTAGTAAGAGTTTCAATTTGGTCAATAGTTAATTGACGAGCTTCAATTAAAGCTTCAACCTCTAAGTTCAAATCTTCAACTTCTTCAGCTGCTTCTTTCTCTTTGTCTACCTCAGAAAACACAATACCATTTAACGGGTGGTAATGAAGGAACTGTTGTAGTACAGGGTTTTGCTTTGGTACTCTTAGAAATCCGTCTTCAAATATAATAGGTTCAATAATTGCGTTGCCATCCTGCTCATCTTCAAAAGGGGACTTTTGATTAGTAGCATATCTTAAAGCTCTATTGACATTATTTTTTTCATCAAACCACATCAAGGGGAATCGAGGGTGGTTTCTAGATGCAAGTGTATAGGAAAGTGGACTTCCGTTTTTTAGTTTGTAGACTTTGTCTACAGGGATATTCTTTGCCATTTTATTATTTGATTTTATTTAATTAAAATTTAAAAAGGAGAGTGCCATTAAAGGCACCCTCCATTTATTTATCATCCGTATCTGAACAATACGAAGTTGTTTGCACCAAGGGTACATACACAACGCTCAGATAGGAAGTTGACTTCCATAGCATCGAGGTCGCTGTTAGTAGCGCCACCTGCAGAACCTGTAATCCAAGTCTTGTAACGTCTGTCTTCAGCTTCAGAAGCTCTGAAACGTACGTGCAAGAATGGACGCTTAGCGTTCTTACCCATGATTTGGTCGTAAACTGAAGTAGAACCTGCAGGAACCAACAAACCTGTGATGGTACCGGTAGCAGTTGCTGCAGTTTGGTTAAGACCACCACGCATAGTTGGGTCGTTCAAGTACTTCCAATCAGACTTATAGAAGTCATAACCTCTACGGAATCCTGTGAATCCAAGGTTCAACGCCATGTCAACATCATTGTCAAATAGACCATAAGATGCAGCACCTGCAGCGTTAGCGCCATTGTATCCGTTCAAGGTAGCCAACATATTGTCGATGTCGAAGCTCAATCCACGGTTAACAAACACTACGTTCTCTTCGATAGCACCTTGCTTGTCAAGACGAGAAACGATAGTATCCCAATCAGGTAGAGTGGTTGGAGTACCTGCTCCCCATACGTTACCTCTGCTGTTAACAACATAGAA